TTAATTAAGATTTGCGATAGCGTAGTCTGCTTCCTCTTGCGAGAATTTTTCACCATACTCAGAAGTGAGCTGGTCATGAATGGCAGTAGGTGACATACTCATAGATCCCTGATAGGTTTTAGCCTTTTTTAATGCATTGTCGTTCCAATCAGCTTCGATGTGATCAATGGCGTATTGTGCCTCTTCCGGTGTAAATTTTTCGCCATTTTCTGATACCAATTGATCGTATATTCCCTTTTTTGACATGGACATTGTTTGGCTGTAGGTTTCTGCTTTATTCAGAGCATTTTTATTATAATCAATTTCAGAATGATCAACTGCGTACTGAGCAGCTTCAATAGAAAATTTTTCACCGTATTCTGATATCAATTGATTATAAATTCCACCCTTAGACATATGCATTACATCACCGTAGGTTTTAGCTTTTTTCAACGCTGATTTGTATTCTGAAGGTATAGAAGTATTCTCTGAGCTAACTTCTAAAGAGGTCGGCTCAGTATTCCCATTTGCATTGTCTGTTGCAATGGTCTTTATTGCAGCTTCTGTTTGAGGGCTAGTCTTATGGCCAGAGCCCTTTCCCATCGCTGAACTGATTATGCCGATAGCAATAAATGCCAATACGGCGATTAAGCATCCTTTACCTTTCTGGCTTTTTCGACAATTAGGACAGACCTTTGCGTCAAATGGAATTTCTGTCTTGCAGTGTTTGCAAATCTTTGTTGTTGGTTTTTCTTTCCCCATACTCATATTCCTCATTTCATTTGTACTTTATTAAAAAGCCATTGGCTATTTTAATCATTCATCAAAAAAAGCATCATCATAATCCTTCATTTCTTTGGTGACGTTTAGATCAGTGCGTTCATGAGAGGCACGTGGGATAAGATGTGGCTTTTTCAATAAGGTCTGTTCTTTTTCTGAAGGGTGTGGCTCAGTTTTCAACTTTATTATCCGTTTCTCTTGCTTTGCTATTTCTTGTACACGGGTGGTCTCTCTATCTAATAGATAAGATACTGTTTCCTGTCCGAAAGAGTCCAGAGAGCGGTATTTTTTAATATGCTCTATCTCAGATGGATTTATAGTAAAGTCGGTACCAAGTATATTTAGTCCAAAGGTCTCTACGGGTGTTATTTGTGTAAGGTCTTCCTCATCCCAACTCATAAGATAAGGGACTGTTGTACTTAAAGCGTTTGCAAATTCTACTACCTTACTCTGGACAATATCATTCGTACCATTTTCTATTTTGGCGATAGTGGATTTGTTTTTGTATCCAAGTGCTATTGCCAATTCTTCCTGTGTCATGCCTATAGCTTCTCTTTTTTCTTTTATCCTCTTTCCAATATTCGCCATCATAGTTCCTCGATTCCTATATGATAGATTAAATATAACACATAGTTTATTTAAAATCAATAATTCCAGTGGAAATCAAAATAAAGTTGACTTTAAATCACCCAAGTGATATATTGTGATTAGATGATTTAAAATCACCAATTAAACAGATTAAGTTCATAGGGCGGAAACCACCACCAATAAAAACGGTAGCTAGACAGTGTAACAAAAAGAAGGAGGAATGAATCATGAGTGAACAAGTAAAAAAGTCATACGCCTTGTATGACAGAGGTTATTACATGGGAGAATATAGCGCTCAAGAAGCGTCAGCACTATTAAAGATTCCCAGCGCGACAATCTCATCATATGGGAATTCGGGGGCTAAGATACTTGGCAGATTTACGGTTGAGGTTGTTGAACCTTCTGCCGGGCGAGATTTACTAGCTGAGGAGTGGGATAAGGTAAGAATCGAAATTTTGACGACAGGGAGGTGTAAACATGGAGCAGGCAGCGGTAGAACAATTAGTAAAAACAGCAGCTTTGGAAGCAGTTCAGCTATTTGAAAAGTCCCAGAAAAAGAGTAATAAGACAAAGGCTCATCATAATGCAAAGAAGTTAATAGAGAATTATAACCGGATACGTGAGAGCATCAGGGGGGACGTATCTGAAATAACCGGTATGAATCATAATGGGTTAGAAGAATCTCTAGAGGAGGATATTTACTTAAATAGTGTTTTGAGAAATAAGCTCCGAAGCAGTGTTACAATTGCGCATATTGATAAGTGTCTAAGACTTTTGGAAGAGGAACAGTCCAGAAAAAATGCGCCAGAAAAGTATAAAGCTTTCAAGTTATTTTATCTCGACGGCGTGACTCAAGAGGAGATTGCAGAAATGTTATGTAGTACAGATAGAACTGTACGACGATGGGTTTCAGAAGTAACTGATATCTTAAGTGTTTATTTGTTTGGAACGGATGCAATTATTTTGGATTAGGTATTGCCAGACCTCATCCAAATCGTGTCCTGTTAAAGTCACTATAGCAGATTTATAATTTTATTATTCCAACTAAGATAAATTTGGAAAACAAACAGAGGAGGAAGTAAGTATGTGAAGAAGGCGGCAGTAGAGCAGTATGAATTTGTAAAAAGTCAGGAGTTTAATAAACGGATAGAGGAGAATATTAAATGACATTTACAATTGAAAAATTAATAGGCTCCATAATAGGAGTTTTAAAAGAACAATATCCGGATATTCAGGTATACAGTAATTTAAGTCATCAGTCACCAGAGATTCCGTGCTTCTTTCTATCACTTATGCCAGTTGAGACGGAAAATCGGATAGGACGTCGTCTTATGAGAAAAATCAGTATTGATGTGGTTTTTATGGGGGAAAGAGGCAATCAGGATGAATCTAGTCAGCTAACGTCTATTGCAGATAGGCTGGATCTATCACTGGAATACATTCCTTATGAAACTGGTAAGCTACGGACTTATAACCGGGAATGGAAGATTGATAATGAAGAGCTACATTATCAGTTTACGGTGAAAGTAACCATGTCTTATCCGGACGACACACCATTGATCGAATCTTTGGAGACTTATAAAGGGGGTGTAAATCAGTATGGCAACAAATAAAAAGATGGCAGTTAAGTACAAAACAGCTTCTCTTATTCATAGCAAGGGATTTGAAAAATACCAGCAGGATTTTGCCAGGGTATTGCTACCAGAAGAGGAGTATACCGTTGAAGAAGCAAAAGAAATTTTAGATAAATATTTTGAAAAGAAGAAGGAGGGTAAATAGATGGCCGGAGGAAATTGGACTAGTCAAAATAAAAAACAGCCTGGTGTTTACATAAATGTAAAATCAAGCATGGAGCAGGCAGCTAGTGTGGGAGATAGAGGTATCGTTGCAATATGTGAACCGTTGTCATGGGGACCAGAGGATGAAATTATGACCATTCATACAGGCGACGATTTCACACCATTTATTGGATATGATCTCATGAATAAAAAGGCGTTATTTTTAAGGGAGATCTTGAAAGGAACAGATCATACAAAAGGGCCTGTTAAGGTTTTACTGTATCGACCCAGCACTACCGGCGCGACAAAGGCATACGCTGCTCTTGAACCGCTTACCGTTACAGCAAAATACAACGGAACAAGGGGAAATGATATATCGATTTCTGTTATTGCTGATCCGGACGATGAGGGAAGCTTCACAGTACAGACCGTTGTTGATGGGATGATTAAACACACTCAGACCGGAAAGGTTGTTGCAGATCTAAAGGGAAATGATTGGGTTGTATTTTCAGGAACGGGAAAATTAGTAGCTAGTGCAGGAATCCCTCTTACAGGAGGTTCCGATGGTATTGTAAGCAGCGCTGCTCATTCCGCCTTTCTTAAAGCATTAGAACCACATAGTTTTAACATTGTGATATATGATGGCTCTGATAGAATCGTACAGGCTGCCTATGTGGCTTTCATCAAACGAATGAGAGATAATCTGGGAAAAAAATGTCAAGCTGTTATGGCTGGCGCCGAGAGCAATTCAGATGCAGTTATCTCAGTTAAAAATGGTGTAGTGCTGTCTGATGAGACTACACTTACTCCTGAGCAGACAACTTGGTGGGTTGGAGGCTCTGAGGCGGGTGCAAAATATAGTGAATCTCTGGTATATGCACAGTATCCAGACGCTGTAAATGTATCACCTCGCCTAAATGCATCAGAAATTGATGATGCTTTAAGCAAAGGTCAAATTGTATTTTTTGAAGAGTTTGGCAGCGTAAAAATCGTTTCCGACAATAATACATTGACTACCTATACACCAGATAAGGGTGAGGCGTTTTCTCTGAATCAGGTTATCCGTACTTTGGACACTGTAGCAAGCGATATTTATGTAAATTTTTCCAAGAATTATATTGGTAAAATTCAGAATAATGCTCCAGGTAGAGATTTGCTTAAGGCTTGGATTGTAGGATATTTAAATGAAATCCAGGCAAATGGTGGAATTCAGAATTTTGTTGCAGATGATGTGGTTGTGGAAGCAGGAGAGGCAATTAATTCCGTTGTAATTACGCTTGCAATTCAACCGGTGGCTGCTGTTGAAAAAATCTATATCACAGCAACCCTAACAGATTAATAAGGAGGTAGAGTATGTCATTTTTATTAGAGCGTGATGCCTTAAATGGTAAAGCTGGTAGAGCTTTTGCAGTAATAGATGGTCGTAATGTAGAGATGTTTGGCCTGAAGAAATTCCAGGCTGATGCAGAATTTCAGGAATCTGATTTTAAGGTGGTAGGAACTAATCTTGTCCAGAAAAAAACTTCTGGAGTTTCCTTAACAGGATCAGCCACCGTTTATTACGGAACGCCGGAATTTCTAAATATGTTAAAGACTTATTTGAAATCAGGAAAGTTGCCCTATTTCACATTTCAAATCACCAATGAAGACGAGGGGAGTACCATTGGATCCCAGACGGTAGCTTTATATAACGTAAAACTGCAGAAGCTTCCAATTGCCATCTTGGATGCGGATACAGAATTTTTAACTATGGATATTACATTCAGTTTCACAAATGTTGAGATCCTTAACGCATTTACAGCCCCCACACAGTTGGGAGAATAGGAGAAATTATGAGTGCATTAAAAGCATTTTTGCAGCCAGTGATGGCAGGTGTGACCAAAGAGGTTATTGTATCCAATCGTTTTAAAGATGAGGAAGGGAAAGCGGTGCCTTTTGTAATTAAAGCAATCACTCAGAAAGATAATGAGAAGCTGGCACGTATGAGCAGAAAAAACGTAAGTGTCAATGGTTCCCCTGTAGAGAAGCTTGACAACCTCCTGTATACAAAGAGACTGGTTCTTGCATGTGTTCAGGAACCTGATTTTAGCAATCAGGAAATGTGTAAATATTACGGGACAGAGGATCCTCTTGATGTGCCTTCTCAGATGCTGAGTATCGGAGAGTATAACCGTCTGTCAGAAGCAATTCTGGAATTAAACGGGATGAAGGATGCGGAAGATAAGCTGGAAGAAGCAAAAAACTCTTAAACGGGGGAGACATGGACGTGCAGCTGGCATACTACATGTTAGTCAATCACGGTCGCTTCCCCGGGGAGGTCGCAGATCTTCCAGAAAAAGAGAAGATACTAATGTATCAGATGGCAGTCAAAGAAATCAAGAGCCGGCCCCAAAAGTAAGGAGGAACTATGGGAGAGATAAAAGAAACCTTAGTATTAAGTGACCAATTTAGCGAGTCTTTTTCCAAGTTCCTTGAGCTTGGGAATGCCGCAGTTAATGAGATGAAGCGCATTGATCATGCAGTCGTAAAAACAGAGATGACCATGCGCCGATCCATTGGAGGAGCAACTGGTGCAGTTATTGCAAATATGAGGCAAATTGGAGAAACTTCCAACAAGTTTCTTGATCTGGGTAACTCTGCGGTAAAGCAAATGAAGCGGATTGATCAAACCATGACCAAAACAGAAATGACCATGCGCAAATCGATTGGAGGAGCAACTGGTGCGGTTATTGGAAATATGAGAGAAATTGGACAAGCTTCCAACAAAATCTCATCTACTGGATTTGATCGTATGGAAGCACAGTTGATTAAAATTGCAAATAATTCCTCAAAAGCAGCAACCGCCCAGGACAAACATAATAACAAGGTGAAAGAAACCAGTAATTCAGCAGTAGGCCTCCTATCAACCTTAAAAAAAGTGGTGTCTGTAGCTTCTAACTTTAAGATGGGAAAGGAACTATTTAGCTTATCGGATCAAATGACACGGTCCACCGCCCGATTAAGTGTTATGAATCAAGGGTTTAAGCCCCCTTCAATGGATGCAGGGGGTCAAGGTAATGATAATACAAATAGCAGTTTACAGGAAACAGAGCAGCTACAGGAGAAAATCTACCGGTCTGCACAAAGGTCTAGAACCAGTTATCTTGATACGGCTGATGTTGTAGCCAAGCTGGGCCAAAGTGCGGGAAATGCTTTTTCAGGAAGTGACGAAGTGGTTGCTGTTGCTGAAAACTTAAGTAAACAGTTTAAAATAGCGGGTGCCAGCCAGGAGGAAATTGGTTCAGCAACCGAACAGCTTGGCCAGGCTTTGGCATCAGGTGCTTTAAGTGGAGAAGAATTAAACACTGTTTTTAAAGGTGCGCCTAATGCGATACAGGCGATTGCAGATTATCTTGGTAAGCCCGTAGACGAAATCAGTGGACTGGCGGATAAAGGTGTTATTACAGCTGACGTTATAAAAAATGCCTTGTTAAATGCTACAGATCAAATTAATGAACAGTTTAAAAATATGCCAATGACCTGGTCTGACTCCTGGAATTTGATTAAGAATGCGGGAATTCATTCTTTAGACGGTGTCTTGGATAAAATGAGTGAGTTCCTAAACAGTGATACTGGTCAGACGGTGATAGAGGGAATTATAGGAGCCGTTGAAATTCTTGGTGATGTTGCTTCTGGTGCTGTAGATGTATTAATTGCCGGAGCCAGTGCGATAGTAGAAAATTGGGACTATATATATCCTATATTAATGGGGGTAGGCTTAGCATTTGCTTTAGCAGGAACATTCGGATTAGTATCTGGCTTATTAGCTGCAGCCGGCTGGCTTACGGCAGCGATGCCATTTATCCTCATAGGACTGCTGATAGGAGCAGCAATGATAGGTATTATGCAAGCTGGTCTTACGTTTGAGCAGATAGGAGAGAAAGTAGGTAATGTGTTCGGATTCATTTATGCGGTTGGTTATAATATGTTTGCAGACCTGTGGAATTTGATTGCAATCTTTGCAGAATTTTTTGCCAATGTAATGAATGATCCAGCTTCTGCTATTGCTCATCTCTTGTTTGGGTTATTTGATAATATATTAAGTCAGATAGAAACCGTGGCAAATGCGATTGATGCTATATTTAAAACAAATATGTCTGATGCAGTATCTGGTTTTAGGAAAGATTTAAGCGCATGGGTAGATGATGAATTTGGGGAACAAGCGGTAACCATTGAACGAATGACTAAGCTAGATACCGGTGAAAGCGTTAAAAAGGGCGGTGAGATAGGTGGATCTCTTGGGTATAAAATGGATAATATGAATTTTAGCCTTGGTAGTCTTACAGATAAACTGACCTCAGGAAGTGGTATAGGCGGAGGTGTCGGTGGGGGCGCAGCAGTAGGTGATATTGGAAGTGTTGGAAAAGTTGGTAAGGTAGATAAAATTGAGCAGGACGTCAATATATCTGATGAAAATATTAAACTCCTTAGAGATCTGTCAGAGCGTCAATACGTAGCCTTAGTAAACCTTACAGTTCCTCAAACCAATGCAACGGTAAATCAAAACAATTACGGCGGAGGCGGCTCTGATCTTGACTCTATGGTTAATGTATTAAACAATGTGCTCGGTATCCAGCATGCATCAAGCAGCAATGTTGTTACAGGATAGGAGGTATCATGCGAAATAAGTATAAATTTTTTGCAGATATCGGTGGTGATACAATTGAATTTCCAGTTAACCCGAAAGAATATACAATATCTTACCCATCTGATCATAAAACCTATGATATTTTAGACGTTGGGGAAATTGTTGTTCCCAGGCTGCCCTCCTTAATGGAGGTGTCCTGGGAATCTTATTTCCCAGGGGATAGTGATGATCCACTGATGTGCGGGCATGACTGGATGGAACCAGGTGATCTGGTGGAGGCAATCCTTGATGCCCGGGATAACAAGGAAGTATGTGATATTGTAATCAGCCGATATGATGCAAGGGGAAGCCGCATGTACGATACAAATATCAGTGCGGTAATTGACAGTTTTGAAACAACAGAAAAAGGCGGAGAAGCTGGAGATATCTATTATAAAATTAAGTTTAAAGAATATCGGAACTATGCGCCAATCAGGATCATACTTCCTCCGGCGGAACTACCGGCAGATGGAACCACTCAATCAGAAGATCAAGAACGTGCTACATCTGCTGTCCCTGAACTTAGAGTAGGCGCTTCCGTCATTGCAAATGGTACCTATTTTAGCAGCAGTTATGGAGATAAGCCAACTGGAACCGCCAACAATTTGGCGACTACCGTTTCAAGAATCGTTCCGGATGCTTCCAGGGCCTATCCCATATTAATAGGCGGCAATCGTGGCTGGGTGAAAGCAGATCAATTGCAGGTGACAGGATGAGCTACAAACTATTAATTTATAATGAAGAATCTTATTCCTTGTACGATTATGCTCCCATCACACAGAAAGTTACTTATACCACAAATAGAGGCGGAAGTGCAGGTAAGCTTACATTTACATTTCTTCAGGATAAACCAATTAATCTGACAGAGGGTGCAAAAGTACTATTTTACGTTGATGGAAAAGAAATATTTCTGGGTTTTGTTTTTATTATAGAACAGAATCGTTCCGGTGAGGTTTCCGTAACTGCATATGACCAGCTTCGGTACCTAAAAGCCAAATCCAGTTATAGCTTTAATAATATAAAGCTGGGAGAGATAATAAGTCAGATTGCAGGCGATATGCAGCTTCAAGTAGGGGAAATAGAAGATACCGGGCAAGTGATACCCTATCTGACAAAGGAAAATACAGAGTGTTTGGATATTATTGAGTATGGTCTCATGGTAACCCAGAACAGCACTGGTAAGACATTTGTTTTCTTTGATGATTTTGGAAAGCTGACTTTAAAAGAGGCTAACAATATGATGTCAGACATATTGATTGGCAATGGCAGTATCATTACGGATTATACCTATAAATCTGATATAGACTCAGATACTTATAATCAGGTAAAGCTGGTCCGGTCCAATAAAGAAACTGGTCTGGGAGATACCTATATATTTAATGACCATACCACAATCAAAAAATGGGGCCTCCTGCAGAAGTATGACAAAGTAGATGATAATCTTAACGAAGCACAAATTAATGAGCAGGGAAATATTATGATGGCGTATTATGACCGGGTGCTAAAAACAATATCCGTTAGTGGTTTAGGGGGAGTGCCAGGGCTGAAAGCAGGAGCCATGGCAAAGTTTAAAATAAAGGAAATCCCAGAGCTAGCCAATGGTTATTATTTGCTCCTGGATAAAGTGAGTCATTCTTTTTCAGATGGAGAGCATACCATGAGCGTCGATGCAAAAATCATCAATAAGGAGGGGCAATGGAACTCATAGAAAGACTTAAGTATATTATTAACGATACCGTAAGAGCCATGGATCTTTTGGATACTGGTTATGCGACTGTAGTTTCAGTGGTTCCTTTAACCTTAAAGGTCCAAGCAACTCAGTTAATTGTAACAGAGCCTGTTGCTGTCCTGACTGATCATGTAAAGTACCGGGACATTTCTATTCAAGGGGAAAAGGTAGTCATAAATCCAGGTGTTAAGCCAGGAGATAAGGTTCTGGTATTAAAAGCAAATGCGGGTCAGAATTATATTGTGATGTCGAAAGTGTAGGTGATACGATGGCAACATTACCAAATTCCGCAAATACAGTTATTTATGAAAAAGAGAACAGGGAATACCCTACGGAAACTTATTTGGTGGACAAAAGTACCGGTACGATTAAAAAAGTAGGCGGTGGACTGGAAGCCATGAAACAGGCAATAGAAATTATACTGGAAACAGAACGATACCAGAACCAGATCTATACATCAAATTTTGGCAGGGAATTAAAAAAGCTAATTGGAAAACCTCCTGAATATGTAACGAGTATGTTAAAAAGACGGATTCAAGAGGCATTTTCTTCTGATAAGCGAATCCTTTCGGTGAATGACTTCTTATTTGATGCCTCAGATCTAGGAACACTTAGATGCACTTTTAAGGTTAAGACTGTATATGGAACAATCCCCGGGGAGGTGGAGATTTGATTGATTTTAGTAAGAAGACTTATGCGAATATACTATCGGAACAGTTAAAGCGAGTTCCTGATACGATAGATAAAAGAGAAGGGTCAATGATCCAGACTGCCCTAGGGCCAGAAAGCTGGTATCTGGAAGGTTTGTATCTGGATTTGGATCGGGTGCAAAAGAATGCCTATGCGGAAACGGCTGGAGGAAATTGGCTTGATATGCTGGTGGCGGAACGAGGCATTGAAAGGAAATTGGCTACAAGGGCAGTGAAAAAAGGTAACTTTAATATTCAAGTGCCAATAGGCTCCCGATTTTCAGCAATTACTGGAAGCGGATATTTGACCTATCGGGTAATCGAATTTATTGATCATGTGGAAGCAGATTACAGTTATAAAATGGAGTGTGAATTAGCAGGTGAGATAGGCAACAATTATTCAGGCCAATTGGTTGCGATTGATTATGTGACAGGTCTTTCATCTGCGCAGCTTACTGAACTTCTTTCAGGTGGTACAGAGAAAGAAACAGATTCTTCCCTGCGAGAACGCTACCTTGCCACGTTTGACGTTCCAACGTTTGGGGGAAATATTGCTTCTTACCGGAATTCTATTCTTGCGATAGAGGGGGTAGGAGCGGTTCAGATATATCCGGCTTGGAATGGGGGCGGGAGTGTGTTGTGCAGTATTCTTAATGGAAATTATAAGCCGGCTGACGGTACTCTTATTAACCGGGTGCAAACTGCAATCTGTCCCAAAGAAGGTGAAGAATCAGAACCATCACCCAATGGATATGGACTTGCTCCCATCGGAGCCGCCGTCACAATTGACACTGGCGAAGAATTGAAGCTTGATATTTCTCTCTCTGTACAATTTTTATCCAGTATTCAGAATGGAGAAATCGTCTATAAAAACCAGATTCAGGAGAAAATAGAAGATTACTTGGAATCGGTTCGGAAATCCTGGGGAACCATTCTGAAAAGCCAGAAAATAGAATATGCAGTTGTCGTATATGCATCCAGAATTATTTACGCGATTCTTACCATTCCTGAAATTGTCAATGTTACTGATGTAATTATAAATGGACACGCATCAGATGTTGTATGTGTAGAAACTTCTGTCATGCAGCAGGTGCCGGTTTTAGGGGTGGTGACTATAAATGGCGGTTGACTTAAAGATGATGCTTCCAGAGTGGTTTAAGGATATTTTGGAATTTAATCAGCTTTTGGAGACGGAAGAAATAGATCTGGAAGCAGTGGAAGAAAGCCTTAAATCTATTAGAGATAACTGTTATATTCAGACCGCTGATGAAACTACGATTCTTCTTTTGGAGAAACGTTTTGGTATCCCATATCAGGGAGAGACATTAGATTTTAGAAGAAGCAGGGTTTTACAAAGATATAATACGGTAGTTCCTTTTACAATCGGCTTTCTTAAAAATCGTCTGTCCGATCTTTATGGAGCAAATGGCTATATTCTATCAGTTAATACCAAAACTTGCCTACTGACCATTAAGGTTACATCTGATCGGTACGGTGCTTTAAATCTCCTATATGATCTTTTATGGGATGTGATACCGGCCCATATTCAGATTATAGCAAGTCAGGAAGTGGAAAAGGATGTAAAAGGTAGCTATTACATAGGAACCACGGTAAGCAGTACAAAGATAACCACAATATAAGGAGATAAAATGGGACAGTATAGCAAAGCAATTATAACGGTAGCAGGCCAAAGTCTGATTGCCAGAGCGATTGCAGGAGAGGTTCAATTAAACATAACAAAAGCAAAGACCTCAGATTATAAATATCCTGACGACACAGATTATAAGGTTCTGACTGATATGGAGGGGATTAAGCAGGTTTTAGATTCTCCTGAAACAAAAGTCTTAAGTAATGATTTGATACAGACAAGGGTGCTTTTTAGTAATGAAGAGATAAAAGCTACATACTACATACAAAATATTGGGTTATATGCAATGGACGGAATCAAAGAAGTTCTTTTCTGCATTGTGACTGCAGCCATACCGGATGAGATGCCTCAATATAATGGGGTGGCGGCTACTTCATATATTTATAATATTCAGAATGTTGTTCAAGATGCAGAAACAATAAATATTACAGTAAGTACGGCAGGAAATGCCACCATTCAGGACGTTATGGAAAGGGTGGATGCTACTGGCGGGGATATTTCTGAAACCGTCATAGAAACCCTAGAACCCATTGATACAAAATACCCGGTACCGAGTGCTGGTGAGTCAACAAAGGTTTTCTTGGGGAAGGTTACGAAGTACATAGAGGATACAAAGCCACTTGATGCAGATATTATTATTTATGTTTCCTCAGCGGGCAGTGATACTTCTGGGACAGGTGAACATAGTGCTCCATTTAAAACAATTACTTATGCGCTTAGCAAGGTTCCTAAAGTTCTTAACGGTAATTTAGTAACAATAAATTTAGCAGACGGTGTGTATGATGAACAAGTTTTTGTTTACGGGTTTACATCGGGAGCACTTAAAATTCAATCTACCACACCTGATAGCATTAATGCAAATTGTGTCATACAATCAATACTTGTTCAGTACTGTTATGCATTTGTTGATATTCGTGGAGTGGTTATGAGTGAACCGGAAACCGCAAATGCTATCGGCATCGAAGCTTCAAGCAATGTGTCAGTATCATTTGTACGTAGCGTCAGCGTTAACAGCAGCCGGTCTTGCATAGTGTGTTCAAAGAGTGCTGTTGCTGTATTTACTTGTGAATTATCAAATCACAAGTATGCAATATACGCCAATGATAGCAAAGTTAGATCAAGGAATAACACGGGCACTGGTAATAGTGTAGCACTTGCAAGTACAGGAGGGGCAGTATTTACTCAAGAGGGAATACAACCTATTGGTAACGTACCTCATGACGTTTATGAAGGGAGTATAATAGTATCTCCATACGGTGCAAGAATTGGAACACTTTCATCAGACATAACACTGTACGTTGCAACAACAGGATCTGACACTACAGGAGATGGGGCAAGTGAAAACCCGTTTAAAACTATTCAGTATACAATTAACATCTTGCCAAAGGATTTGGGTGGGCACACTGTAACCATTAATATTGCAGATGGTTCCTACAGCGAAAGAATAGTGATTAGTGGATTTTATGCTGGTCGTATTAAATTAACAGGTTCTAAGCCATGTGAGGTATCATCTGTATGTAATATACCGGATATTACAATAATTGACAACTCTACACTCGTTGATATACGTGGAATTAATTTTACCACAACTACAGCTAACGGAATATTTGCAGTAGTGAGTAGCCTCGTAATAGTAGCTTACTGTCGGTGTGCATTAACCGCCTCAACTTGGTCAGGCTTTACATTTGATCAGACTAGGTTTGAGATAACAGATTGTCTAGTAGCGAATAAAGGTATAGCGCTCATGGCTCATGGTGCTGATGGTAATTCAAGGTTCTGGAATGCTTTATCTATTAATAACTCAGTTGGAATTCATGCTGAATATGGAGCAATTATTAGAAAAGAGGGCACTCAACCTCAAGCGACTATTTTAGAACGTTGTTATAGCGCAGGCTCTATCATTAATGTAAATGGCACACAGATATCTGATATAATATCTTCTGGATTATCTTGTACTTGGGGCAATGTTTATGGTGGATACATTAGGCATGGTAACTTGAATGGAACTGCAATGGTCACCGTAGAGTTGTCCGTAGCAATTACATCACCACTCACTGCTGGAACTGTTTATTATATCACAGGATTCCCAGGAGGGATTCGTGATATACCATGTAATATGAATGTACCACGGTATGTTGACAGTCTATATATGAGGTATGATGGTGTTATATATTTCAGACCAAATACAACAGTTGGAGCGAATCAGACTATTGTATTTGGGTGTACATATCTAACAAATTCATAAAAAGGAGTAAATTACATAAAAAATGAATCAATTAAGGTGGGAAATACTACCTATAACATAGCAAACGGCAGTTGCAGCCTAAACGATTTAAGCGGGTATACTGCCAAAGTTGCAATCATCATCGGATCAAATGATTTACAGGTCATGCACAAAAACCTTACTGAAAACTCCACCGTCATTAAATATGATGCCGATGGTGTGGAGCAATGGTCACAAAATAATTTAATCTATACCAGAAAAATGTCCTTAAATTCTTTCTTCCCCATTGGTATTGAGCAGGTGGAAGAAACGGTTGAAGAGGGCAAATCCAAGTACACAAACAAGGAGATCATGGGCTAGGTTGTTATCGTAGAGTACAAGGCTCCCAGTCTTCAGGAAGAGGTAAAGTCACAAAGGGAACAGATCATTGAATTAAATGCGCAGGTTGCTTATTTGCAGATGATATCGTGCGTAGAAATGGAGGTAGGTCATGAGTAAGAATTATGATAAGGTTAAAAGCTTCTATGCTGCGAAGTTATGGTCCTTAACCGCAGTAGATAAATGGATCACAGCAGATAAGTTTCAGGAAATAACCGGGGAAAAGTATGTAAAAAAGTAGGGTAAAATGATATGGATAAAACTTTAGAATCGGTTGCTTTAGGGGTATTCTTAAAAATATAACCTTGTGCGGTCTACCTGTAAAACGTTTGTGGGAAACGGTGAAAATTTCTCACACAGTACAAGGACGAGTTGCCGGACAATACTTAATCTGTTGCGACTACGCAACTCACGGGCCTGGGATTATCCTGGGGCTTTTTAATTAAGGGTAGTGGACCTGTAAAACTCGCAAAGCATCCGGAAAATGAAAAAACCAACTATTAGCTACGCATCTAATTATACGCTAATAGTTGGTTCCTCATTATAATATTAAAACATATTTCATTTACAGTGCCCAAACAAACATTATTTATCTTTTTTCTTCATCGAATCAATCAAGTCATTTGCCTTCTCAGCAATATTTTCCTTAATATCCTCACCGATATGAGCCGTTTTTTCCTTAGCCTCTTCCACTTTCTCTCTGGCATCGCCGGTAAGTTTTTGCAATTTACCATCCAGCTCCATCTGTTCAGACTCTACAGATTTTCCAATAGTTTCTTTCACACTACCTACCGCTTTATCTATTTTACTTTTAATTGAATTATTCATTCGTAACGCCTCCTTAGTTAAGTGAATCTATCCTCAAGTTTACAAATCTTCAAATAAATATGTTTAAAACAAAATGACTTTATATCTACATATTTTGTCATTTTGTTTTTTCAAAGTGGATCAATAGAACATTGTTTTTTATTTGCGAACTTTATTAACAATCCACAATAAAATCAATGAACCTATAAAGGCAACCAAAAGACTCCAAAGATTAAATCCCGTAATGCCAGTCCCACCTAGTAAATTCATTACGAATCCGCCGATAAGACCACCAATAACACCTACACATATATTTGCGAATGCACCCATCTTTCCATCATTTCCAGTAACCATACTTGCAAGCCAACCGGCTAAAGCACCTATAATAATCCAACCAATAATTCCCAT